TGGTAAAGGTTTAAGAGTATTTAAATATGCAGCTAAGAATACTATGTTAGCTGATGTAGTTAAGCTACCTTTAGTAGAAGAGATAACAAGTCAATACAAAGAACAACTAACAAACTACAGTAAAAGAATATGAACGCAAAACAAATGAAACCTATAAGAAGAAAAGCTAAACATATCTTAGTTGAATGGTTACAATCTTTGTTATCAAAAGAAGAAGCAAGTAAGATTAATTATAAAAATGTATTTAATTTTATGCCTAATCAAACTCATTACTATCATGGTGATACTTTTAGATTACAACCTTGGAGTTATAAGTGGATTGTAAAAAAATTAAAAAGAAATAAAGAGTTGACAATTGATGATTTAAATGATATGTTACAGCCATCAGAACAACAATTACGAAGAAAGAAAATGGCAGAAGAAGGACCAATTAATGACTAATACAGATATGTTTAAGAGTACAAACTACGATAGCTTAGATAAACAAGTAGATGGTACACATTATAAAGGTATGAAGATACAACCTGCACAATTTGTAAATGAAAATAAATTATTATTTGCAGAAGGTAATGCTATTAAATATATTTGTAGACATAAATTAAAAGGTAAAAGAAAAGATATAGAAAAAGCTATACACTATTTAGAAATGATATTGGAGAGAGACTATGACTAACGAATCACAGATAACACAATTAGAAAAAAGAGCAAGAGGTTTTAGAAGAATTATATCTTCATTAAATGATTTACCTATGTATGGTATTAATGAACATTTAGATAAGATACTTCATGTAAAGATTGATGCACTAAAAGACCACCTTAAATTAAAAATTACTAGAAATAATAATAAGTTAAATGAAATGTATACTGAAAGTGTAGATAGTTTAGCTGATGATGATGGACAACAAGGTGAAGTAGCACCTGTAGAAGTAGACCATCATGCAACCGATAAGACATTTGAAAATGACAGATAAGATAGTAGGAATTAATGGTCAGCCAGTAAAACCATTAGATGGTGTATATCATTTAAGACTTTGTTTAATAGGGTCAGATGATATTGACATTAAAAATGTAGAAACATTTGGTATGGCAGAAGATGGTTTTTTTATGGTCAAGTCTTTAAGTAATAAAAGATTTCCTGTATTTATGACTAACCCTGTTAGAATAAAAACAATTGAAACATATAAAGATGGTCAAGAACCTTTAACTAAATTAAGTGCAGAAAAAGGTGATGACGACTTTCTTGTAGATTTACTTAGAAAGAAACATGAAGACCAATCCAAAGCTTAAACAAAAGAAAAGAACTAAAAGAAAAGAAGCTTACCTAATGAGTTTCAAATTGTTGATTAATAATCAAGGACAATTCATTACTGAGTTGTCTAAATATCCAATGGATAAAATTGCTTTACATTTTAAAAAACAAAATGCTGGTGTCATTAAAGCTTTGTTGAGAGAGTGTGATGCTAAGTTTAGTTTGTTATCTGAAGACTTAGAAAAAATTGCATCAGATGTTTTTCATTCTTAAGTTTCTTTTATTTCTTCACACATAAATTTAGTTGCTAACTTAGCTATGTTAACATCTTCATCTTTTTGTTGTACAATAATATCGTTAGATATAGTTAATGCTGCAACAGTACATTCTTTCCAAGACTCGTATTGAGTAGTAACTTGTACTGGTGGTAAACATTCATTATTTACAAACGAACATAAACTTATTACTAATATAAATTTCATTTCTTTTTCTTTCTTTTACATTTACATTTTGGTGCGAAGAAAAATTCATTCACCCATTCACTATACTTATCTAATACATCACAGCATTTATATATAAATTTATCTATCATTTTAATATTAAATTTACGATTGATTTTTCACCCATATATATCTCTGTTTCTGCTTTAGATTTTATACATTGGTAATCTACATTTCTACTATTATTAGTACGCATAGCAATTCGTTTACCTTTTAAACAAACAGACATAGATTCTTGTATTCTATGTTCTTTAATCTCTCCATTAACAATCATTAATAATGCTACAACTATTTCAACCATGTCCATTACCATTCTGTCTTACTTTATCTTTTAGATTTTCCACATCTTTTAAAGCTTTTTCTAATTGTGATTTAAGAAATTCTATATTAATTTTATTAGTCATATTTTGTTCTTGATTTTTAATTAATTTTTCTACATCACCAAACAAAGATTCTATCAACATAAATTGTTCTTGGTCAGTAGGTAATTGTTCACTCTTCTTTAATAAGTCTGCTTGAAATAATTCTCTTGATGTTTCAAGTGATGTTAGTCTTGATGTTACTTCTGTATAAGCAAACACACCCATAGCTACAGCTACAACAATACCAATCATATTTTTAACTGGCATACTTACTGATGTATCTTGTGATATTTTCATATTAATCCTTTGGTACTGGTAGTATTATTTCTTTATCTGTATCTTCTGTTAAATATTTTGGTATTACTAATTTATTTTTATTAGTTATAAATTTATCTCCCATTAAATTAACATCAGGATTTTCTTTTTTATAGTCATCTTTTAATTCATCCCAAAGACTACCTTCAGGACTCTTATTTTCTGGAATAACTATACCAGAACATTTCATAACAATCAAATGAAAGTTAGGATTGTATTTTAAAGTAGGATTTTTATTAACCTTACCACACATTTTCATTAATTCTAATTGTTGTTTTAATTCTATATTTTCTTGTTGTGTTTTTTTAAATTCTTTTGTACAAGCTGAACCTAAAAAGTGCCTGTAAGTAAAACTTAATGAATCTCTTCCATCTTCGCTATTATAATTATTAGAAGAACTATAATGATTATATTTATTATTTCCCTCTTGTGTTTCTATACGAACATCAAATGAACCTGTGTTACAAGAATTATATCCATTGTTTAAATATTCATTTTTACTATGTGCTGGTCCACCAAATAAAGCAAGTAGTGTCAGCATTATAATTAATATTGCAGTAAACCTGTAATCCATCCTGAGACCCTCCATATGATTACCTATTTAAATCCTTAATATCGTAGCTATGTTCTCGTACTTGGTCGGCTAAAGTTCTATATAAATTTTCTGCCATCTGCCATGTAGCTTCAGCAGAAGAAAGTCTAGTATTAATATCTACTATTTCTTTTTTAGCAACAACTAAATCTCTTTCAAGATTTACAATATGTTGTTCTGATTGATTAATAGTATCTGTAAGATTAACAACATACTTAACACCAGTAAATGTTCCAAATAATACTGAAGCAATTACAGGTATAAGTACAAAATTCTTTTTAAATAATTCTGCTATGTTCATTTCTTATATCCTAATCCTGTTTTTCTATTACCATATAACTTTTGCCATGACCAACTTGTCAAGTAAGTAGACCAATGATAAATAAATAATACTATATGTTTCATACTTTCTCTGCTTTCTTATCCTTGTTAATACCTTTTTTAATTATATAATCTTGTGTACCATTAGCACCTGTTTCAACTTCTTTCTTTAAGTTCTTAAACAGTTCCATCTGTTTCTTATCTTTAACTATCTTATCTATATAAGCATGAAGAACTTTATTATCTCTCATTACTTCTTACCAATACCACCTTTGAATATCTGTGTTCCTTTAATACCATAGATACTTGCAACTACAAGAATCCATAAATTTGTAAACCAACTAGGTAAGTTAGCAAACTTCTCAAAGAACATATCAACCTTAACCATAATCTCAGGGTCTGAACTCCATACAGAATATGACAAAATTAAAATTGGCAATGTGAGAATTATCAAAACAAATTCATCCTTCCAATCTGATTGTCTAGATTCTAAAAGCTTACCACTATATTCTAATTCTCCTGATGCCATTTTCTCTGCGTGTTTAGCTTGAGCATTTGCCATCATCATTTGTGTTTCTTTTTTCTTTTTATAGATATGACTACCTGTAGACATAGCTAATTTAATTGCACTTAACCACATATTATTTATCCTCCTTAAATATACTTGACATTAATTCACTAAGTTCTTTTGCTCGTTCTGGTGTTTGAGTAGCCCATTTACTATCCATCATTTCTGCTGATGCTACTTTATAATCTTTTCTATTTACAGCTTCAAGTGTTTTTTTAAATTTACTTAAACCATTACCACCCATTTGAAAAGCCATTTCAACCATAATGCCATAAGCTTTAGGGTCAGTAGTATCTTTATCTATTAACTTATCAACATTATCCATTGCAATTTTTAAATCTTTTTCATAGTAAGATTGTAATTCTTCTTTACTATATTTTTTACCTTTAATAAATTTATCATCTTTAGTAATTTTATGTCCAGTTCCTATTGTATCAAAACCTAAATGGTCTTTATAAACTTTATCTCTAAACCCTTCATTTTTTTGTATTCTTTTCTTTACATCTTCAGATAATGTATCATTATTTATCATAACTATAGTATTTTCCTTAGTTGCTCTAGGTTTTTTCATTGGTATTTTTATTTTTGATTTTACTTCTATACCTTGATTAGGTACATCATCATTTGATATTTGATTATTTATAACAATAGGTTTTTCATTTAAATCTTTTTTAATTTCTTTAATAGAAGAAAGATAACCCATATCTGATGTTGCATAGTTTCCTTTATTAAATTTTTTTCTAACAACACCTCCATATTTAAAAGTAGCTTTAGCACCACTACTACCTGATTTACCTATTGATAAACCTTTTGAAAACCAATTTTTTCTAACCCAGTTTCTCCAATTAGGTAAAGGTAATATTCTTTTATCTAAATTTTCCCATGCTGTATCTTTTTTTCCTGTTAAAAAATCAACACCAACATCTCCAATATTTGTTAACATATTTAAAGCTGGAGCAAAAACATAAAAAGGACTTTGTTTAGCACCTGGTCCTACAAATCTATTAAATGCTAAATCACTTAACCATCCTGGCATACCAGATAATTGATATG